CGTCAGATAAGCGAAACTATTGAGGATATTTACGGCTTTGAAGTAAGTGACGGAATGGTGTCGGATATTACCGACAAGCTGCTCCCACAGATATAAGAATGGCAGAATCGCCCTCTTGATGAAGTATATCCTGTCGTGTTCATAGATGCGGTTCATTTTTCTGTCCGTGACAATGGTCAGATAAAAAAGCTTGCGGCTTATGTTATCATTGCAGTAAGTCTTACAGGTCATAAGGAAGTATTATCGATACATATCGGTGAAAATGAGAGCGCAAAATATTGGCTGGGAGTGCTGAATGAGCTGAAAAATCGTGGAGTAAAGGATATTCTTGTGATATGTGCCGACGGGCTTTCCGGAATGAAAGAAGCCGTAGCAGCTGCATATCCGCAGACAGAATTACAGCGCTGTATTGTTCATCTGGTGAGAAATACACTGAAATATGTTGGAGAAAAAACAAGAAGGAATTTGCAAATGACCTTAAGGCCATATATCAGGCACCGTCCGAAAAAGCAGCATTGGAGCAACTTGAACGTGTAACAGCAAAATGGGAGACAGATTATCCGAATGCAATGAAAAGCCGGCATACAAACTGGGACGTTATCTCACCGATATTCAAGTTTTCGGCACAAGTCAGAAAGGTCATATACACTACCAATTCCATTGAAAGCCTTAACAGTGGCTATCGCCGTCTGAACAAGCAGAGAAGCGTATTTCCGAGCGATACAGCACTTTTAAAGGCTTTGTATCTGGCAACAACGGAGATATCCAAAAAATGGACGATGCCGCTTCGGGACTGGGGCAAGGTGCTCGGTGAGCTTGAGATAATGTATCCGGACAGGCTGAACTGATGCCGCCGCAAAATATCCTGATTTCACTGCGCTGCGCTCCGTTGCATCAGGATATTTTGCATCGGGAGCTTGACAAACGGCAGTATTAAATTTATACTGAAAAAGGAAAGAGAGCGAACGAGCAGCCGCTCTTACCACAAAGTCATTTTTCTGCGGTTGATTGTTTTTACAGAGATTTTTTCGCAGAGCCTCGGATTGCAAATATTCTTATCAGGGAAACCTGAATCTTATGATAGGCTATTTTAAATATCGGATACCTATGATGATTTTATCTCCGCATCTTATTATCTCAACAGCTAAAATTCTGATTCGTCTTTGTATGCGTCAGCCAGTTCCAATTATTTCTGACCGTTCCTTTCCCAGACCTGAATTCTCGCATCAGAGAAAAGTTTTTTGCCCAAAATACGCTATTTGATTTTTTGGGGGGGTAATTTACTTAAGTTGTTGGCATTGTTTCGGGCATTATGTATTTCCACACACAAATTTCTTTTCGCCGCATCTATGCGCATACCCTCGATGAGTGTCTGCTCTGCGCTATCGCAATATACATTGACCAGCGGAACGCCCCCGAGAATGAGCCTGCATTCTGCAATAAAGCCCGCAAAATCAGCATATAGCTGCTCAGGTGTCGCAGCATCTTTCCTGCGGTAATCATGAACAGTCACCATATCCCGAAGCCCACGGGTGAAGCCCGTGCAGTTGAATGCGTGAGCCGACTTGCCGCCGCCTAAGTCAACCCCGACAGTGGCAAGCACGAGGTCAAGTCCGTCAAGGCTGTCAATGATAAAGTCATTCGGACGGTCGTTGAAACGGCGGTATATAATGCCCTCAGCATTCACCCATTTGCCAAGCACATAGCGGTCATAGTATATCGTGCCCGCATACTCGGTTTTCAGCGCCCTGACGAAATTCGGGTCAAGCGTGGGGTTGTCATCGAGAGTGTATTTCTGACAGTAAATATCCGCATCACTGTCAAGGAATTTCTTGAACCAGTGCTGCCGACCCTCAGGGTTGCACGTACCGTCAAAACAGCTGTAAGGCTTGTCAAGACGTGATTTCAGCATATCGAAGACCGCCTCGTTCCAGGTCACGACCTCATCGCCATAGCAATATTTGACCGACATACCACGTATCTTGTCAACCGATGTTTTTTTGTCAGCTCCGAGGCAGTAACACCGTTCTCCAAACAGCATAGCTGTGTTGTCAGTCGTGCGGATTGGCTTCACCAGTTCATCGCCCCACAGCTCCTGCAGGGGATATATGACATTTCGGAGCAGCGTGCCCTGAGTGTGTCCCAGAAGCAGTATAGCCCCCTCACGTCCCGCCACACTGCGAATGCGCTTGGGTATGGCGTAATAGTCCATATACGTCTTTCCCGAACGTGTCGCCCCTGTCTTGACGTTCCATCGGTGCGTGGCATTCCGGAAGTATTCCTTTTGCATATCCGTGAACATCAGAAGCCCCCTTCGATCTTGCCGAGGACTTCATCAAGCTTGGAGAGTGCCGCACTGTCTCCCTCGGAAGAAGCCTTTTCCTTAAGCTTAAGCTCACGCTTTTTAAGGGCAAGCTCCTCGTGCGCAATATCCTTGCCGAGTATCTGTATCACCCTGTCAAACGCCTTTGTATCGCCCTGAGCAGCACTGAGGAACATAGACATAACAAGCACCATCTCGTTGTCCATATCATCAGGAGAAACACCGAGAGCTTCAAGCTGCTCCCTGTCATTGGCAGCAGCGGGAAGTTCAAGCAGAGCCTTCATCTTCTGCTTCATATCCTTCTTGCGCCGCCTTGCTTCACCCGAGGCCTTGCCGCCCTTTGCACCGTTTTCTCGAGCTTCACTCGAGCTTGGAACTATTAAATTCTTTTCATTCACGGGTCACCACCTGCTTGGTTTGGAGTATAAAAAAACCGCCTGCAGTTTGGCAAGCGGAAAGAAAATTAGAATTTGTATAGTATGCTGAACCTTTTTAAAAGTATCAGCAGATTCATTATTAAATGAAGGAAAAAGAAATAAACGATTATGCTTATTATTGTTTGCCCTGAGATAATGTAATTATCGAATTCCAAAATAAGATATTGGTTTTGATCATCTGATATTATAAATTTAGCGGTACAAAAAATAATAGAAACAGTTGACATTACAATCTCATATGCTGATATTTTTTTTGAATCATCAATGGCTTTATAAATAGCTTCTTGATAGTCTTCAATTTCATTTGCAGTATGCGATCCATCAGACTTGTGTTTCTGAATCAGTTTTTCACAATCAAGAGAAGATAACCATGAGGAAAATCCCGTAAATATTGCAATAAAAATAGAAATTACTACCATAACACGATCAATAGTATCATTGTCTATGGGATTTGATAATGAGATAGTTATTGACAAAAGGAGCGGAAAAATAATTACAGATGAAACCAGTTCCTTTTCATTTATAAATTCTGCGTATTGCTTAAAAATAGCAGTTAGGCTGTAGAAACGTGTTTGCTCGGGTTTAAATATTTTCATGCGCACTAGCAATAAAGCAATTACTATTATTAAAATATCTTCAGCCGGCTGGTGTAAGTTCTGAAAAAAGGTCATCATTTTTTACATTACCTATAAAATTATTTACTTTAGTGTTTTGACGGTCTTCTTTTTCAATATTATCACAACTTATATCAAAGAATTTTAAGTATGGCATTGCATGATTGATCATAGCATTGAATAGACTTGATTCGGTTGGATGACTGCTGTTTGCTTTCAATTCTATTTCATTTGATATGTCGTTAGAAATACGAACGCTGCTCATTCGACTAAAATTTAACGTTTGATCTTTAAAATCCACCTTAATGTTATCAACTTCTTCGCTATCAGAATTGATACCGATGAAATCTGAGATTTCTATGATGCTGTTTTGAGGATCTGGTTTTGAAAACAAATTTTTTAATTTATCTGTGATAGTAGGTTTGGGAGTAAAATATATATGTTCAGTTTTTTCTGATATTGGTTCATGATATTCCCCGTTTATAATTGCATCTGTTTCATCGAGTAAATGATTTTCCTTTTTTTGTAGTGTTGTCACATGGAGTTTATATATGGATTTTTCGTCAAATATTACGCTGAAATAATCGGCAGGAATAAAAGGGTTAATTTTATATGACAAACTAGGATCCAATTCTCTAAGTGCATCGCTAATTATTATTTTCAACTGTCCAACAATGGATTTGTTACCTAAATATTGAGCTATAACAAGAGCTTGTTTGGATTTTTTGTTGTATATAATTGAAAATCCATATGGCTTTGCTAATGCTTTATTTGCTCCAAAGGGTTCCGGTTCAGAAGTGGTATGATCTTTATCAACTGCTTCTCCATCCTCTCCGAAAGGTCCTGTATATATTATAGAGTTAATACGGTAAAAATTATGGACTCCATCTATTACGGACTCGTATTTTTCCAGATATTTAACCCTATAAACTCGTTTTTCTTTTTCCTGAACCTGATATTTCTCAATGCCATTCAAATAACTGTATAAGCAATCGCATAAGTTTATTTCGCTTGGAGGTATTTGCTTGTCTTGGGGTTTCTTTTTATTTGGATCAAGTTCTGTTTTAAAAAGATAAAGATTGAAAAAACATATGCTGATTTTTGCCATATATGTTACACCTCACGTAAAATATTTTCTACATAATACCACAAAAATAATCATATGTCAACAAAATCTGGAAACCAATTTAAAAATGCTAAAAATGGAGAAAAATCAGCAAAGAAGATCGCCTGACGGCCGTGAGGTGCCGAGCAGACGATTTTACATTCTTTGCATGATATAATAATACATCAGAAAATTGCCCCATACCTGCACCAGTTTAAATAATTTCTCCAAGCTCGGATGCAAGGGTTATCAGAAAATCGTGACGTATAGCCCGACCTGTGCGCTCGCAGTTCAGTGTATCACAATATATCATAGGGGTGCTTCCGCAGACATTCTGCATAATAAAACGCTGCTCGTGATCCGGAAATACCGCAAGCGCTCTGTCAACAGCAGCAACCCGCTTCCGCAGCAGAGCGGTATGCTTTTCAATCTGCTCCGTTACAGACTGAACGGGCTTGGATATCCCGCTGCCATGCACAGTGCAGTCAGGCGTACTGTATATCCTGTCAAATTCGATGGACTTTATTCGGCGCTTGTTATCCTCATAACTGCGTGCCACGGAAAGCACACGCTTGTAAACCTCTTTGTCAAGATATTTTGGTATGTATGTCCTCATTGTTTGTCGCTCCTTTTAATTTTGTATTCATTCTGTTTCACCGTCCATTTTTGCACCGCAGTTGGGGCAATACGCAGATAAATCATATATATCATTAAAGTCTCATACAGCTCATTTCTGTGGGCTTGTTGTTGATTTGGCTGCACTCATGGCATTCAGCTTCTGCAAAACAGTCTTTTCGGTGACGGTTTCGCTTCTTGCCGCAGATATCACAGCAAGCGCAGTCCTCAGAGCCTCGGTAACATCTTCGGGAAGTTTCAGCGGAGCCTTGCAGAGAGCTGCGCAAAGGCTCTCAGTCGCCTTGATAGCCTCCTGATGCTTTCGGCACGCATCGACATAAAGAAATCGCTGCTTGATATCCTCGTTGTACTGAGACAGGAGGCGCTGCTTTTCGGCAGCAGCCTGCTCCAGACTTATGGCTTTGCTTTTAAACATCGCATATACGCCGCAAAGTCGTGCAAAATATCTGTACTCAGCCGCAGGAAACTCAGAGCAATCAATTACCTGACCCTTGCAGCCTGCATTATAGCAGTCGGTCTCCAGCTGCTTGAAAACAGCCGGATCGGAAAAACATTTCTTCAATTTACACCTCCGGTTTATTTTTGATTGCATGATTTACGATCAGTTCAAGGTCGAATGACGGCTGCTTGGAAGGCTGTGCCTTTGCGTCGTCTTCCTCTATCCACTTGACTATTGTGTTGTAGTGATTACGATACGGCTTCTTGCCGCTGGATTTTATGTACTCACTGATTTTATCAACGTACGCATTGACTATCGTGTCTCCGTATTTATCGCAAAGCGATTTGTATTGTTCCGTTGTCAGTCGTACGTTGTTGTGTGTGCCCCTTGCGGGCACCTTACTACTAACACTACTACGTAGTACAGTATCAGTATCAGTTACAGTATCAGTTACAGTATCAGTTACAGTATCAGTATCAGTATCCATTTGTATTTTTTTGTATGCGTTTGTATCGTTTTGAATACATTTGTATTCATTTGTATTCAAATGTATATCTTCTTTGTCGCTGACAACAGGCTTTGAAGTGTTGTCGCTATCTTTTGCCCAGCGCTTTTTGATATTTTCAGCACGCTTCTGGCATACTTCGTTGTATCGCTGTAAATCGCCGTCAAGCTGATTGGCAATAAAGGAAAATGCCATTGCTGCCATACCATCGAGGGTAGGCAGCTCTTTTGTATTGACATATTCCAGAATAGCTTTAAACAGCTTGCCTGCATCTTCATCGGAAAGTATCTGCACCTGCCTGATGTACTCCGCATAAAGGATAAAGCTCTTCTTTTTCGGCATTCAGACCACCTCAGAACGGAAGATCGCTGTCGCTCACAACTTCCTCAAAGTCCGAAAGGTCGGCAGGAACGGGAGCAGGTGCAGCCGCTGCCGTATTGTTTCGCTGAGGAGGGGAAGAGCTTTTGTTTCCGCCGCTGTCACCGCCGAAATATGCGTGCTCCGCAAGCACCTCAGTGACATAATGCTTTACATCGGGGTAACGCTTGTCATCATAATTTCTCGTTCTGATAACGCCCTCAATGCCTATCATCTTGCCCTTGGAGAAGTATCGGCAGATAAATTCAGCCGTCTGTCTCCACGCCGTGCAGCTGATAAAATCGACCTGCCGCCCGCCGTTCTGATCCTTATACCCCCTGTCAACAGCCACGCTGAAGCTACAGGACGATATGCCGGACGCAGTCTGCCGCAGCTCAGGGTCTGATGTAAGACGTCCCATTAAACACACTCTATTCATGTTGCACCTCCTAAAATTTTGGCTATCATATAGCCTGTCATACGCTTGTCGCAGAATACGAAATCAACATCATACCGCTGACCAATGGTAAAGAGTATCTTGAAAAGCTGCTTCCCGCTGACCGCTTTGGGAGACGTCCTGAGGCGGGGATTTACCCACCCCTGAACATCTGCAAGTGTCTTGATATTGCTTCCGTGTTCGCAAAGAATAATGATCTTTATCCCATTTTCCCGCGCACGTTTAAGCTCATTGATGAACCTTTCGTGCTGCTGGCAGACATTACCGCATATTTCCTGTAAATTCTGCTTGCGGTCAATTACGACCCTCGGATTGTCGAGGCTCATATAATCGCCTACATAAAGCTTTGACGTATAATGCTGAATGCCTGTTTCATCAAAATAGCTCACTATCTGTTTAATGGCTCTTGATTTTTCTCTGGTATCAATCTGTATAGTCACTTTTAAACTCCTCCGAGGTCAGGACCTTGTCAAGCTGTTTAGTGAATTTACAGTAATCACAGTGTCCGCATCTGGTCGGTTCTTCCTTTCCAGACTTTATTGCCGCATATCTTCCGATGTTCGCCTTGACTATCTCCATCGCCGCATCAAGCTCAGCCTGATCCAGACTTATGACCTGTAAGTCGGTCTCCTTTTCCTTTGTAGCTGCAGCAAGGACAAAGGGGAGAGTTTCTCCTGTATTCTGCCTTACTATCTCCTGATATACAGCGCCCTGAATGTCATAGCCCCATGCTTCATAAAAGCTGAGCCTGCCTCTGCCGTTTACATATATGGGAGAAAAGTCCTTTATGACTTTGAGGTCAACTATGGTCTTGTGTTCCCGATAGCTGTCAATTTTTATCTTGACAGGCACGCCTTCAATCTCGCCCACCATAATTTTCTGCTTTTCTCCGTCCATAGCCTTCATGAAAAAGCTGTCTCGTTCGATTCGGTTGATTATGTAATCCGCCTGATTATATTCAGCTTTCAACGCACCGTCACGCTTGAATATTTCGGGGTTCTTTGCCTTGAAAATATCAAGCGTGCCCTCGAAATGTGCATCGACATACGAGCCTACAAGAAGTGCGGTAGTCTTTTCGGGAGCATATTCACCGTGCAGCTCCGCAAGGGCTGCCGCCTCACATTTTTCAAAGCTTTTGAACTGAGACACGCCCATATATTTCAGATTGTTCTCCGGCGAAAAATAGTCGGTCTGAGTTATGCTGTGAGGTATCATAAATATGTTACCTCCATTTCCGAACTGTCGGTCGTTCTTGTGGCGATAAACTGCACACCCTTTTCCCTGCACTTGTTGTACAGCTTTTCACGGTTTTCCGCACTGAGCTTTTCAGCGCCGTCGATGAGAATTATCTGTAAATTGTTGGGCTTGCTCAGAGCAACGTCAACGCAAAGCTCAAGCTGTTCACCCTCTGAGAGGTTGGAAACGGGGAGACCGTGTATAAGGGGAATGCCGTTCTCCACCGTGAAGCCCTCAATGGGGATAGAAGCGGTTTCGAGTATCTTTCCGGGAAGACTGCGGGCAAGCTCTATCTTTGCTGTAAGCTTGTCCGAAGCGGCGGTAAGCTCCTTGACCTCTTCCTGCATATTCCTCATACGGTTGTACTCGTTGATATATTTTTTCATCTGCTCGGCGTGCGCCGCCTGCTCTTCCAGAGGAGCCGTTTCAACGGGAATTTTGTCCGCATATTCGTCAGCAACCTTGATATCGGAATCAAGCCTTGCCACATTTTCGTTATAACGGCTTTCCGCAATTGCTATCTTATCCGCAAGTATCCCGTCAAGGGAAGCAAGCTTGTTCTCATTGGCTGCGATCTCCGCTTTCATGCGTTCGATAGATTTCAAAATAGCTTCACGCTGGTTTGATATCGCCATCTTTTCGGCAGCTACAGCGGATTCCTTTTCGCCCTGAAAGTCCCTTATCTTGTTGGCATAACTGTCCTTGAACGCCTTTGCACGCTGAATACGGCTGTTGTGTTCCCTGGCGATGTTTATCTTCTTATACGCTTCCGCAAGGTCGAAATTCTCCCATTCCTCCGCATTGAAATGCTCGGGTATATCTTTGGCGATATCCTCGATGAACGCCTTCTGATTGCGGATATCACGGTTGATGTCCTGCCTGCGCTTAAAATAGTCCCCATTTTCGGACTGGATATCCGAAAGTACCTGCAGTATGTTCTGGCTGTAATCAATGCCCTGCGGTATCTCACCGAACTGCTGATTTATCCAGTTAAGGTCCCAGGGAAATTCGATGAGGTCAAGAATGGCCCTGTTCTGCTCCTTTTTGGTCATCTGGGTAAAAGCTACAGGGTCAAGCTGCAAGGGCGTAAAGAGCTGCTTAAGAAAGTTTTCGGGAGAAGATACTTCCTTGCCGCAGTCCTTTACGGATTTATAATCAGCCTGCTCGGTGCGCTTCTTACGATTGATGTAAATACCTGTGTCAGTCTCAACAATGATCTCGCCCTCCTTTTCGCCCTTGTGGATAACATAATCACGGGAGCTTCCATTGGTAAGAGCATATCTGATAGAATCTATTACCGATGTCTTACCTGTACCGTTTGTACCTGTGATCTCGACAGATCTGCCGTCAAGCTCGGTCTCGGTGATGCCGAAAAGGTTCTTTATTTTTATCTTGGTAGCCTTCATTTTTCATATCCTCCGTTACAGTTCAATTCTTTCAACGGGCTGAATGTCCTCAGCCTCGCCCTCAACGTGTACGCCCATAAGGACTTCGGGGCAATAGACCCTCGCAAAGAATGACGATGCCCTGTATGCAAGCATAAGCTCGGGCATATTCGTCCATTTTGGATTTTTACCGAGCCACCCCTCAGCCCTCGCCATTTTCAGCGTGACCTCGGGACCTTCCACTCTGTCACCCGTGTCAGCCCATACAGCCGACAGATAACAGCCTCGGTCATCGGTGCCCTTTGTGCCGATATATACAGGTCGGACGCTGCCCGGCTTGAATTTGCCGCAGCCTTCAATGAGAGCCTTGCAAGCCTGCCCGCTCCATGAGGGCTTTCCTTTGACCACATAAAGGTTTTGCATGACCATCATTGGAGATACACCCATTCTGTCAGCCATATCTACAGCGATGGCGCAGTCGGCAGGCTTGTTTTTGTAGTTATCGGGTATTATATCCGCTGTAGAGATTACCTTTGCGAGCTTATATGCTCTTGAAAAATCAGCAACTATATTTGTGGAAGGCTGCTGCACAATTTCCGATATTGCGGCGCTGCTCTGAGCAGGAGCCTGTATTATGTCGTTTGTTTCCATTTTTATTCCTCCTCAAAAAGTGACATTTGTTCGTTGGTTTGGGGGATATCCTGCCATTTAACACCTATGTAGTCAAGGACACGCCCCCAGCCGTATTCTGTGCCGTCCTCGTCTTTGCAAACATGGTACATCCAATATTCCCAAGCTTTGGGATTGGCTTCCCTCAGACGGTCAAATCTATGCGGACGGGCTTCCATATGTATTCCGAAACCGCATATATCACAGCCTGTCCTTTGTGCCTTGGTCGTGTACAGGGTGCCGTTTCCTTTGCGCTCAATGGTGCCGTATATCTCGGGAACGGGGACGTGCAAATCTAACGCCAGCTGCAAAATATCCTGCCTGTTGAATATGGCAAACGGAGCGGAACGGACCGTATCTTTGCCATAATAATTACAGCCGTGCATTTTTAGTGATTTTTCACGCCTGCCGCCCTCCGAAGCCATAAGCCCCAGATAAGGGAAGCTGTTATGCTCTTTCGCCCAATCGTCGCATGGCTTTTCTTTCAGCCAATAGCAGCACTGCGAACTGACTTTGAACGGCGGCGTTTTGTAATTAACGCCCTCGTTTTCGTTTTCATATCCGCCGAAAAGATACAGCCATTTTAACGGCAGCTTCATTCGGCTGTTCTTCTGCCACCCGCCGTATTCTCCCGTTTCGCCCGTAATGATAGCGTGTCGGATAGTAGCATTATTTTCGGTCGGGTTCTGCAGATGCTCGATTTTCGCCGCTTTTTCCTTACTGATAACGGGAAATCCGTATTCCTGCAAAATCCTGTGTTTGGAGTATGGCTTTCCGTCCTTGTCTCGGGACGTTTTCAACTGTATAACACCGAGCTGTTTATGTATGCGCTGAATGCTCCTGTCCTCAATGCTTGAAACTGATATTGCAGGAACGTCAATGCCTATACTGCGAAGAAAAAGCAGCAGGGTAATGCTGTCAAGTCCGCCCACAGACACATGACAGTTTGCGTAATATTCTCCCACGGGAGAAGTGATGGTATTATAAAAATCCTTTGCCATTTTTGCGGCGTGAGACAATTTCGATTCATACGGCAACTGCTGTAACTGCAGGAAACGCTGAATATTTTCGTCAATGTGCTCCCGTTCCTTGCGTACAAGGACGTTTTCCTTGTACTTCTTTGCGCCGCTCCTCGGGGTGATCTGCTCGTCCTCGATCAGGGTGAGTTGTTCCATCAGTCCCTTGCCTCCCCGTAAATCCTGCGGTAACATGAAACGCAGTAGCACAGCCCGAGAGACTTGTAAAACGCCTTGCGCCTGCCGCATTTGCGGCATAGGCATATTTTGATTTTCATCTTGACATTCTCCTCATTATCTGCTATAATGCAGATGATAATATATCTGTTTATTATTTTTCCTCCGCCTGACCTCGGCTGCAACCGAATCAGGCGGATTTTTTATCCCTGCACAGGGCAAGCCACAAACTCTACCCTGTCCGGAATGCGTCCTGTAAGCGTCATTGCAATCGCATTGGCAGTAGGTTCAAGCCCCTCAGTGCTGTACGCCTGTGTGCGGAATTTGATGACCTTGTTGCCAAAAAAGCACTTGGCTATGTACATCTTCATTCAGCATCTGCCTCCTTCTGAATTTTTGTCCCCTGTTCCATCGCTCTGATGAGCCTTGCGATAGTATCGGCAAGGGCATCAGCAGAAGGCTCCTGCTTGATGTTTACGGGTCTTGTGTTTGCTGTCTGCTTAGTCATATTATCACCTCATATCCTTTCTCAGTGTGTAAAAATCTCGAAGCCCTTTGCAGGGGAAACAAACTTGTAAAGAACGATCTGACATTCTCCGTCAGTGTCCTCAGCGTGCTCCTCCGCAGCTTCTCTCGCTTCTTCCTCGGTGTCATATTCACCGATAAGACCATAATCCTCGTAATGGTCCCATAGACGATATTTTTTCATTGCTCTCACCTCACAATTCGATGATATGATTTATTCCCTTGTTTTGATCTCTGAGCACAATGTATTTCTTACCGTTGTACTCTGTGAATTGACCTAAAAAGACAAGATTGCACAGGTGCTTTCCCGGTTCTTTTGTTGCGTTTGCTGTTTCAAAGCTTGACACTGTTCCCCAGATGCATCCAGCTTCCTTAGTGTTAATGCATAAGTTGTTGGAATCTATCATTTTCTCACTTCCCTTCTTTATCTGTCCTGTTTTTCACACAGATAATGTGTTACACTGAAAATGGCATTATGCCGACCGAGCAAAAAGCTGCTCAAACTGACAGTTGGGGAAGAACTCATTCTTTATTGTGAAAGCTTCCTCTACGGTAAACGAGCTTTTTCCTGTAATCTTTGCTCTGAGGGTATCCCGTGTTATCCCGAGCCTCTTTGCAATGTCAACATAGTTAATATGTGCCTTTGCGATCTCGCCTATAAGATTGCTGTATTCCATATGCTTTTCTCCTTTCATTTGAATAGCTTTATTATGCAAACGCATAATTTATGATTTAATTATATTATTCAACTGCATAAAAGTCAATAGTTTTTCTGTAATTTATTACGCATTTGAATAACTTTGTCGCTATGCACAAAAAATTATGCAGTTCTTTGTTTGTGACAATGAAATTATACGCATTTGCATAAATTTGTTGACTTTTGTTTTCTTTGGTGATATACTTATGATAATTTAATAGGAGGCGTCAATTATGGCAATCGGAGCAAAGCTAAAACAAATACTGGAGGACAGAGGGCTGAAAGCAACAGACATAGCTGCGCAAACAGGACTGTCCGCTCAGACTATATACAGTCTGATTTCACGTGACAGCAACAAGGCGAGTATAGATAATCTTATAAAGATTTGCGGTGCTCTTGGGATTACAGTTGAAGAGCTAAATCAGTATGATCTGAAAACTAAAAGTAATGCTTTACTCAAAATATCGGTTACTGATCATGAGAATAAAGTAATTACAGCCTACCGTGACAAGCCTGAAATGCAGGGAGCTGTTGATAAGCTCCTTGAAATAGAGCCTGCACGCAGAAAAATTGATATATCCGCTTACAAGCAGAATATAGCCGCAGGAACAGGAGAAGAAGGATTTACACCTGAGAAGTTCAAGGAGGTTGACGACTTTGCAAGACAAATCGCAGAACTCGAAGCCAATGAATCTGATTGATCTCTACCAGTTTGCAAAGGATAATGACATAAAGGTGGTAGAAACTATCTGCCCACAATGCAAAGCAATTTCCATGCTGTCCCCGCAGGGAGAGTGCTACATAGGTATTGATTCAAAATCAACGAACAGTGAGCGAGAGGAAAAGCAGTATCTTGCTCACGATATAGGGCATTGCATGAAGGGTGCATTTTATAACCCATATTCACCTTTTGACATTATTGAGAAGCAGGAGCATCGTGCAAATGCCGAAGCGATACATTACCTTATTCCCAAGCAGGAATTGATAAAAGCGATGAAAAGCGGTGAGACTGAGGTATGGCAGCTTTGCGAATACTTTGACGTCGATGTAAAGTATATAAAGCTAGCTTTTTGGGAGTATTTTGATAAAATAATTTAAACTTTAAAGTAAGGACGTGACATTATGGCAAAATGTAAGAGCTGCGGAAAACATGGACTATTTTTAAAATTAAACAGTGAAGGTCTGTGTGAAGACTGCGAAATCATAAAGGAAATCAAATCAAAGCCGTCAGCTACAAGCAATGATGTAAATAAGCTGCAATCGGCGAGAGCAAGGGTCTATGGGACTGACTTGCTGGAAGCTACCTGCGTTGGATATCATTGCGGAGAATGTGCAAAATATGTTAACCGAGTTTATTCTCAAAGTGGTAAAGACAGCAGGTTTCCCAAACTACCTGATTATATCAAAAAACATTCCGATCACTGTGGAATAATGCTTTATCCTTTTGTATATGGTGTGAATTATATGGTAGATGTTTATACAGGAAAGACTTTGACGGATAAACAAGTTGTTGAATACAGTAATCGCCCTTACACCGATTCACGCCCGCCTGAATGGAGGGCAGGGTATCGAAGACTTGAAGCAAAAGCCAATAATAAGAGAAACTGTCAGGATGAGTACCGTGAAATCTGTCAGAAGCTGCCCGATATTGCGCCTAAAAGTCAGGCGGGATATACACGAATGAAAAAAGCTGCTTCTGCTAATTTCAAAAAAATATCAGAAGCAGCCCGTGAAGCCGGAATAACTATTCATGATTTTGAAAACGAAGATTGACAATTAAGGAGAGTGTACTCAATGAAAAAAATAATATCAGCTGTTCTTGCAGTCATGTGTGTGATGTCAGTTTTTTCAGCGTGCGGCAGTGAAGCAGCACCAAATACCGAGGTGTCTGTTTCCGAATCCGTGTCCGAAGAGGAGCAGAGCAGTGACAGCGTTATCAGAAATATTAAATGGGGTATGTCAATAGACGAAGTGAAATCCTCCGAAACTGCTGAATTTGATAGTGAAAAGGAAAATAAAAGCCTGCGCTATAAAAACATTGATATGTTCGGTCAGAAATTTGATTTGACATATGCTTTTGATGTATCTGACGGTTTATATTCGGCTGTATATGGCAGTCCTGATCTTATGCCCGATGATGCGGCAGCTCTCCAGAAGTCAATAATAGACACATTGACAGAAAAGTATGGAAAAGGTGAAGACGGCAGCCCGTTGTATGATCTTATCTGGTATTCCGGTGATACTAAAATATCACTTTTTATCGGTACACCAAAGGACAATGATACCCTTACATATTTCAGAATATGGTATCAGAAAGATGATGATGCAGCCAGCAGATCCGATAATGGAAATCTTTGATTTATAAATAAAAATCCCCGCCCGGCGCTGGAACACCGAACGGGGAAGAAGCTGTGATACAATCACAACCTTAGACAGGTTTATTGTATCATAGCTCCCTGAAAATGTCAAGGAGTGATAACAAATATATGAAAACCGCCGTAATATACGCCCGGTATTCGTCCGACAAGCAGACGGAGCAGTCCATTGAAGGACAGCTTTACGACTGCTACAACTACGCCAAAGCCAACAATATCACGGTAATAGGTGAGTACATCGACCGAGCTATGACGGGCAGAAATGATGATCGTCCCGACTTTCAGCGTATGATTGCAGACAGTGCAAAGCATACCTTTGAGCTTGTGCTTGTGTGGAAGCTTGACCGCTTTGCCCGTTCTACCGAGGACGCTGCTTACAACCGAGGAAAGCTCAAGCGTAACGGTGTGCGCCTGCTCTCAGTCAAGGAGGACTTCGGGGACAGTTCCGCAGGTGATCTGATGATGCACGTCATGGAGAGCTTCAACGAATTTTACAGTGCCGACCTTCGGGAAAAGACCGTCAGAGGAATGCACCAGAGCGCACTTAAATGTCAGAGCACAGGCGGGCAAATTCCTATTGGCTATAAGATAGAGGACAAGAAGTATGCGATAGATGAAGCCACACGATTTATCCCGGAGACTGTTTTCAGAATGTATGCAGAGGGAAAGAGACTGGCAGAAATAGCCCGATATCTGAATGAAAGGGGCTATCGGACCCGCATGGGCAGGAAATTTACCACAGGAAGCTTTTACACAATGCTCAGCAACGAAAAATACATAGGCGTGTATAAATACGGAGACGTCCGTATTGAAGGAGGATATGAAGCTATGATTGACCCTGTTTTATTTGATGCAGTTCAGAAGAAGCTTGTAGAAAACAAGAAGCGTGCGCCGAAGATTTCCGAGCGTGAGAATTTTTATCTCACAGGCAAGCTGTTTTGCGGTCATTGCGGCGAACCGATGAACGGCATGAGCGGCAACAGCACCAAAGGAAAGCATTTATATTACCGCTGCAACGGAGTGCGCAAGCATACAGGCTGTGATAAGTGCACCGAGCGGAAGGAAGAAATTGAAAATGAGATCATCGGAGCAATTCAGAGAGCCTTTGCCAATGCTGACCCCGAAGAGCTCACAAGAAAAGTGATTGAGAATTATGAAAAGAACTCTCGTCCTGCCGATCAGGTGAAGGTAATGAAAGCCGAGCTGCAGAAAATTACAAATAAGGTTGATAACGTTGTCAATGCCATTGCCGAAATGGGCGGCAACGAAACATTATACACTCAGCTCCGACAGCTCACCGAGCAGAAGGAGCAGAAAGAGACCGAGATCCGTATAGCAGAACACAAAGCCGATGATATGCCCACGGTTGAACTTGTAAAGAAAATACTTGACATTATTCAGAACGCCGATACAATGACTGACGAGGGCAGGCAGCTGCTCATTGACGGAGCTGTCAGCCGCATATATGTGTACGATGACAGCCTGGATATCTATTTCAAGGGTGGCAAGAACACAGAAATCCCACTAAATCCCGCAAATAAAGATGATGTATCAGATAATTCGTTCGCCTGCTGCAAGGAATGGGGAGCCAAAACAAAAACATACAAACCGTTTCGATAATATGCGGCTGTATGGTAATCAAAAAGCGTCGGGAATAACTTCTCGGCGCTTTTACTTTTCCCTAAGGCAAAACCGCACAAATTCTTGAAAAGCAGCAAAAAAAAGGTATAATATAAGTATGAATAAACAACTGACATTCTCGCTTATAAGCGATTAACTGGCACAAGCCAGAACAAGTAAAAAAGAATTTCTTGAAAAGATAGAGCGGATAATACCATTTGATGAGTGGATAGGGATAATCAGACCGTGTTATTACAAAGGAGAGCACGGAAACAAGCCCTACGACCTTGAGTTGATGCTTCGCATATTTCTTCTTCAGAACCTTTATGACCTTTCCGATATGAAAGTAATGAACGAGGTAATAGACAGCCGTGCATTTTCAGATTTC